GTTAGATCCTGCGCCAATCGCAGTCCAGCTAGTAGTTCCTACAGAATTAATAGTATAGTATCTACCTACTACAAAACTTCCTGCGGTAATTGTTAATGGAACAGGGTTGCAGAAGTTGTGCCAAGCAGTTAAACTGGTTAAATCAAGCTGCGAGAGTTTGGTAACTCTAAATGCATTGGCTGGATGCATTAGTACATATAAAAATAAACTTGCGGGATTATTAGTAGGGTGTTTTGGCCCTGTCCAAGAACTAGTTGCTCTATTATAGTCCCAAGTAATTGTTTGCACTAATGCATTAACTCCGTCGACAGTACCATTTACTTTATTAGTACTTTGTATCCTTACAGCAGTTTTGGCTAAGTGACATCCCGGAGGATTAACCATTGGGCTAGCTTTACTGTCATAGCTAGTTACGTTACTTAATACTGCTTTATGATATTTACGATAATCTGTTTCGTCTTCTGTTTCGTCACTAGTTAAACGTCTAACACGTATTTGATACCTTCCACGTGTTAAATTTTCTAAAGGGTGTACATAATTAAAAGCATCTTTTCTATTTTCATAGAAACCAGATGTACCGAAAGTAATAATAGTATTAGCAGCTGCACGTATATTTAAACCAGTATTTGCAGTAAATCCAATAACAACACCTATAGCGGCTAATCCACCTTGGCTATTTCTACCTACTATAACTATTGTATGTGAACCTTTAGTAAGTTTAACAGAAGTTTCTACATAACTACCATACCCACCTTTAGGCAAACTTGCAACTTTAGTTCCATCAATGTATACTTCACCTTCGTCATCTGCTGATGCTTGAACAGTATAATATCCTGTGTACGGAAAATTTACATTTGACTCAGTATGTGTCCATTCAGCAAGGCCACTAGTACTAGACCATACAGAAGTATTCTTTAATAGATTACACCAATTTCCATAACTTCCAGGTATAACTACAGTAGACCCAATAGCAGCTATCTGTCTTGTTGTCCAGATTGTTTCATTGGCACCAGCTGCCACACTTGTAGCAGTTTCGGAGTATAGTTTACCAGCTTTAATACTTATTTTCTTTGTTGCTGAGTCAACCCATTCTCCGTTAAAATCAACAAGTTCTAGTGGTGTTACTGTTTGGGTTAATCCTATTACGCCTGCATAACTATTTATAGCAGTATTATCAACAGTTGCTGTGCCATTACTGGTTTGATACACAGTATATAGTTTTATATATCCTGTTGGAATAGTAGGTAAATAGTTCCAATCTTTGTTTATACCTAATAAATAGCTATAACTAGTGCTGTTGTATTTATCTTGTAACCATGTGCTAGCATTACTACCAAGTGTATCTGTAACAGTCCCGTCAAATCTGGCAATACCACCGCTAGGACTCAGGCAAAAGATACTATATCTATATAAATTAGTTTCAGAATCTGGGTCTGCTGGTGGTGTTAGTATAGAAGTATATGCTTCGGCATCTAAAGTGGCAGCGTCTGCGTTACCGTTTTTATATATACCTAAACTAGTAGTGCTTGTTGTTGCATCCCATGATAACGTACTATAAGGTCGTGTTTGTAATTCTATTTGACAAGGAGTTGCGCTTGCTTTTCCATCTTTAACATTAATTTTACGCATGCCTTCTGGAAAGGTAAAAGCAATATCTATAGCGTCAGCATCTTGAGTAAGGGTTACTTCAGTCCATGCATTGCCATCAATTGCATTATTTACTAATTCAACATTTTTAAATTGTTGTTCAACATCACGACCATATAGATTATCAAAGTCAGCAGTTGATTCTCCAGCAATTCCTTTTAATGTAACTGGACGTAATACTGTAGAGGGTAGCCCGTCATAGTAAGTTTCTATTGCATTACCACCAATACAGATATCACTAACGTCAAGCGGCCCAAAACCCCATACAATAGCAGTGTTTAAAATGCTTGTATCTTGTAATGATTCTACATAAGGTGTAGCTCCTAACATACCTGTAAAGCGTACCTTACCTAATACAACTGGGATAGCTCCAAATTTATTTGCTTGATTGCTAGAACCTGTAAATAAATTAAGTGCTGCAGCACTTCCAGGATCATTGCTGGTTGGCTGACGAACTGGAGCAATAGCATTAACTAGTGCCATGCCTGCCATGTTAATAGCCATTTGACCCACTGCAGTTTGTGTAGCTACAGTAGCGTTCGGTAAAAGCATTGCTCCAACATCTGGACCAAAGTTAAGTGCAACAACCAATACAGCTACCATTAAAAGTAGTCGACGTGTGGAACCGCCTTCGGCAATGCTTTTATACGATACTTGTTGATCTTTGCGTAGTACAGTTGTTGTCCAATCTTTTTGTGGAACTACAATACCATCAACTACAATTACAATTTTATCAACAAGCGTTTTACTTACTTGATACTTGTCGTGCACAAAGTCAACCAAATTTTGGACTGTAGTACCTTCTACAGTCCAATCTAAATTAGTACTCATTCTTAAGGGATGAGGTGCCCCTACAACTGCTATTTGAGCTTGTGTTGTATATTTATAAAATCCTACAAAGCGGTTTTTCCACTTAATATTATCTAGGGATTCAATTACTGAATCCATGCCTTCGCGACAGTGTAAAAATTTACTATCACCTATGTATATACCCACGTGAGTAGGCTCGCCCATAATATTGAACAGACACAAGTCCCCAACATTAGGTGCGTTTAATTGTTCCCAGTTATCTATATGTGCGTTAACTATGGAAACAATGGCAGGATCTTGCCCACCACTGTATTCTTGACTATAACTTGGTAGTTCAATATTAAGCTGATCTTTGTAATATAGTCGAGCTAATCCCCAGCAGTCTACACCAGCTTCAGTTCTGCCGTTTTCAAGGTAAGGTAACCCGATATATTTGTCATAATTCATTAGAATAATCCTGGAAAATAACTAGGTGTAAAATTAAAACTTGGGAACGGTTCTTTGTTATAACTAACCATACTTAGATTTAAAGTAATAGCTTCAGCATTATAAGTTACATTGTTTATGTAAAACTCAGAAAAACTAGCCTCTACATAATTAGGTGTACTAGATAATACTAATTCTATTAGTACCTTTGTTTGAGAAAACAAGTGTGTTCTAACAAGTTCAATAGCTTCTGGAGTTACATAATTTAACGTAATAGAACACTCACCAACTCCTGTTTCTTGCTCAGCAGGCAAATTAAGTTGCATTGGTAAAAATATAAATTCATTACTACGACTTGTTACGCCGTATATTACTTCTGCGTCTGTTGTTGCTGACAATCTACCTATATAGCCATCTGCTAATCTAACAGGTGTAGTCGTTGCGGCTGGATCTGTAGAACCATTAGGATCAAAAATAGTAAATAGCATAATAAGCTGTTGATCCGTCTCGGACGAAAACATAGCTTTAATAGCAGCTGAAGATAATGTATTAATGCGACTCATGGCAATATTTCAAACTTTAAAGATGTTTTCCAGTAACCGGGAGCTAAATATTCTAAACCGTAAAATTCTCCCTCACCTTGAGGAACTATTCTGGCTTCGACTGTAGTATAGGTTCTAGGGTGTGGAAAACTAAATCGTTTAACACCTACTAGCGTATCTTTAATAAAAGTTTCTAGTGTGTTAGTTTGTGCTGTTGTTAGGATAAAGGAAAGGTCCATTGTATTAGGACGCTTTCCTCTGTTTCTCATTTTTGCAGGTCCGGCATCCATTGGAGAACGTATGATGTTCTGTCCAACGGATTCCTTAAAACCTTTTTGAGGTGATTGTGGTAAGGTTGCAGGCCAAATTGGTATTGCCATATTTATCTCCTTGCAACAGCAGGTTTATTACCATAGTTGCTTGATAGTGATTGTTGAACGGAACTTCCAGGGCGTGAAAGTTCACTAGCAACCATATCGCCTACGATTACTTCAATTCGGCGATTTCCACGTGAATCAGTAGTTTCCTTAGTTGTAGCTTTTTCGTTTCCGTAATTGTTAACAACTACGTCTACATTGCCACCACTATTGCCAGGCCCTCGAACTCCAAGATTGCCATTGCTATCGCGCTTTAGGGGCATAATGGCTTCTGGTCCTGCTTCACCCATTAGTCCAGTACCTTGTGCAAATTTAAATAGTGTAGGTTGATTTACAACTGAGTTTGTAAACATTCCGCCTTGAGCAAAAGTTCTAAGTCCAGTGTCGTATGCTCCACCTTTAGCTAAAGAATTACCCATTACGCTGCCGCCAACTAAATCTACTAATCTAGAAGGATCTGCTGTAATTGAGCCTACTCCGCCGGTAAACATATTCATCATACCTTGCAATCCTCCTACACCTTTGAAAAGTGAAGACATTTGCGCACGTAGTTCAAATCGGATTAACTCTACTATCATTGAATCCACTAAACCTTTAAAGTCAAGCTTACCGGTTCTAGCAAAATCAGCTAAAGCATCTGCCATACTTTGGAAACTGCCTTCTACAATTTTGGAGAAACCAGTCATCTTACTACCTAACTTTTCATTTAGGTCAATTGCATTTAGCTTTTGCTTATTAGTAGCATCTAATGCTGTGCTTTGTGCAGCTATAGACCTAGTCATCTCATCTACTGATTCGCGCTTTTCAGTTGCTGTTAAAATACCGTCAGACTCAATATCTTGTATTTCTTTCTCAAGCAAAGATTTTTTAGCTATTTGTTGGTTTATAAGAGTTTGTCCTTCTGCAGTTTCTCTACCTACACGACTTCTGTCTAAATCAGCTTTTTCTTTAACAAACTCAAAACTAGTAACTAAACCAAGTTCTTTTCTGTAGTTTAATTCGTCTTCTGCTTGTTGACCTCTGGCATCAGCTGTGGTTTTTGCAAATCCTGCTAATTTTTGTTCTATGTCAAGACGTGCTTCTAATAATTTTAAAGCGTCTTGTAAACCTTTGTTTTCTTTTTCTTTTTCTTGTCTCTGAGTAACTAGTGCTAACTCTGTTTGTTTTAAAGCAATGCTTTTAGTATTATCTCTCTTTTTATCTTCTTCAAGTAGTACAAGCTCATCTGTAATCTTTTTCAGTTCAAGTGCAAACTTATTTTCAAGCTTTTTATTTTCAAGAGTTGTAGTTGCTAAAACATTTTGTTCTGTTGAAAAACCAACTAAACTGTTAATTATACCTACTCTAGCTAAGTCTTGATCTAGTAATGCTTCGTTTAGTGCGCTAAGTTTAGTTGCAACATCAAGCTCAGTTGTTTTTAATTTAAGTCTGTCTGCTATAGGTTTGTTATCATTTTCTTCTTTTTGACGCTCTCTAACTAACACTAAAAGTTTATTTAGTGTGTCGGCTTCGTCTCTGCCTTTATCTGTTCCGAGAGCTTGTGCATTAGTAATAGCTGTAGTATATCCTTCTATTTCTTGTAACTGCTTAGATTTTATAGATGTATTTTCTAAATCTATTTTTTCTTGTACTCGTTGCGTGGCGTTAAGTGTGTCAATACTAGTTAAAATATCAAGTCCGGCTATTTTTTGTTGATTAATTTCGTTTCGAAGATTACGTTCTTTGTTTAAATCGTCTAATCTTCCAAGTGCTGCTGCTCTGGCACCTTCGATCTCGTTAGCTTTACTTTTTCCGCCAAGTTCTGTTCTATTAGCTTCTTGAGCAGCAGTCTCTATTTGAACTTTTCCAATGTCTCGTAATAAAAATGCATCTACGTTTTTATCACCAGTTAGTCTGCTTTGTAAGTTAGATGTTTTTAACTTACCAGACTCTACGTCTTTCATTGCATTTTTAAATATACCTGCTGCTAATAGTTGGTCAGCTTTACCTTTTTGTACTGCTTCTGATTTATTATCGTTTTTAGCTTGAATTAAATCAAGCATGGCAGTGTTTTCAGCCAAAGTTGCTGTTAATAATGTTTGACTAGTTATTAACCCAATAGTAGATTGGATTTGATTCATTTGAATCTTTATTTCTTCTTGCTTTAGTCTAGTAGTTTCTTGTGCAGCTCGTTCGCCTGTTAAAGCACCTATACCTGCTTGTGCAATAGTTAATGCAGCTTTTGCGGAAGCTTGGCCTAAGGCTATTTTTATATAGTCTGAACCTTTTTCAAAAGCGTAAGTAACACCTTTAATAAATAAATCTTTAGCTTGTATAAAACTTTTTGTGTCTAAGCCTACTAAAATATCTTTTTTTGCTTTTTTATCTTGTTCAAGTAAATCTATTTCACTAGTAAAAGCAGCTCTTTTGCTTTCTGCACTAATTGTTTGATATACTGATGAACCCCGAGGACCCAGCATGCCTGGTACCACTTCGCGAGTATCTTTAGCATTTTTTCTTTGCTGTGTTTTCTTATCTATTTGGGCTTGTATCTTATTAATTTGTTGTTCGTATGCAGAATATTTTTCTAAAGTAGTTTGAAATTCTTGACGTATTGTAACAAATTGTGCTATAAATTCAGGACCAAACTGCGCTATTTTCTTAGGAGTACTTGCTAAATCATTAAAAGCAGCATTTATTTGTCTCATACTTTTATTTGATAGCTTATCCATTGATACTGATACGTCTTGTAAAGCGGCCCCTATTTTAAATAAAGGGTTTGAGGAAGCTGTAGACTGAATAAACTCTTCGTAGGCTTTTGTTACAGCATCTGTAGAAGTTTTAAACTCTTGAAGTGTAGCACTGGTTTCTTTTAAAGTGACGTCTAGTGCTTTAGCTGTTTTTGCATATTCTTTTTGAGCAATATTACTCTTTTTAAATTTTTCAGCTACAGTATCAAAATCTAAGCTATCTACACCTATTGCTTTCTTAAATTTTGCTTCTGCGTCTTCGCCCATACCAGCTGTACGAAATAACTCTAATTGTGATTGTACTATTTCCGCGAGTTGCTTAGCAGATTTTGTTGCAACGTCTCCACCCCATACACTAGCGATACGATCTTTTGCGCGATCCCACCCACTACTATTTAATGCTTTTAACAAAACTTTTGTAGCATCTAGTTGTGCTTCAATTGAGCTTGTTGCAGTACTACTTGCATTAGATAATGCTAAAAATCCTTGGATTGAAGCTGTAGCTATGCCTGGCTCTTTTGCAAGTTTATCTAAAGTTCTGGTTGTATTATCAACCGCATCTGAGGTAGCCTGTATAGCCTTACTAAAAGCATCTGATTCTTTTTCTGTTTTTGTAAGAAACGAATCAAATAAGAGAAAAGCTCCAACTGCTGCTCCTATAGCCATGCCTATATTGCCAAATGCCGAAATAAGGGAGCCAATTTTTTGGGCTACTATACCAATTGTTCCAGACATAAGTGTAAGACCTGCTTGAAACGCACCCATTTTAGGAGCGGGTTTCATAACTGCATCACCATTCTTTTCAGTACCAATTTGTACCATTAATTTGCCAGCCATGGCTTTCTTAGTTTCTTCTGTTAATTTAGTATAAGCTGTTCTAGCTCCATAAACTGCTTGAGTTTCTGCAGCTGTAGATCTAATGCTATCACTTGCTAATTTATTTAATGTACGTTTTTGTATAATATCATTAGAATAGGGTGTACTAAGCACGCCTGTACCTTTATTTAAAGCAACAGCCCGACTTGTTAATTCAGCATTTTCAGCACCCGCACGTATTGCTTTTAATTCAGCAATGTGTGCTTTAAGTCTGGCAGCTTCTTCGGAATTTCGTTTAGCTAAATCGTTAGCACGACGATCTAAAGATTTTATTTCTGCAGCTGTAAGAGCAAACGGATCTTTACCAGCTAATGCAGCATAGTCCGTTTTGTTAGTTTTACTAAAAGTACTGCTATTTTTTGAAAGTTCTTGAATTTTGCTTTGTGTAGTTGCTGACTTTCTATAAGCTTTTTCAGCAGCTGCACCTGCGGCTGCCGCTCCCAGGCCTATTTGTTCTTGCTGATCGGCGTACATAGCACTAAAAGTCATACGACTTGCGTCAGCGGTTTTCTTTAAATTATCTCGGTATTGTCCTAAAGCAGGAATAGCACTTTTAATTATTGATGCACCTATTGCTGCTAAAACTCCAAGCAATATTGTAGGATTTTGAGACAAGACATTAACTAATGGTACAAAAGCTTTGTTAGTAATTTCTAATGCTACGAAACTTAAGTCTTTTAAACTGGCTAAAAGTTTGTCGTAGGGATTAGCTGCTACTTCAATAG